CGGAAGTGTCTCCTGGTATGTAAAGAAGTACGTATAGCCTTCCATCGGGATTCCGAAACGCTTTGCTAAAATATCGTTTCGTGCAGACGGAGCGTTCTCAGCTCTTTCTACATCTCGCTGGTAGGCGTCGTACGTAACAGTCAATCCAAGGTTCGGATTGGCCTTCAACCACATGTCTGGATCGGCTACTTCTTTAATGTCGTCAAGTTTGTAGTACCAGATTGAAATGTGGGGAGCATAGTATTCACCCTTAAGGATGCTCATTAACTCCATTTTGATGTCGTCGCCACATCCATTACGAACACATCCCTCGGAGCTAGTTGCGAGAATCATGTAGTCGTCCATTCCACCCTTAGCAGCACCCTGCTCAAGAGCTGAGATGACGTCTTCTCGTGTAGTACCAGAAAGCCACTCGTCAACCGTAACGTACTTACACCTCAGACCCTGAAGTTTGTCGATTGACATGGGTCGAATCTCCAGAAGAGAACCGGTAATGAAGTTTTCGATTCCTTTCTTGGTTGAAGCAAGCTTCTGACGGTTGGCTTTCGAGCCGGTTGTGTTCTGAAGAGATCCTTCTGTCAGGAACTTGAACAGCGGACCTCGTGACCGGACAATGGAAGTTCGAATCGGTGAGAGAACCTCTTCGGATTGCTTCATTGTAGGAGCAGTTGTGACCTGATGTGTCGTGGAGGCATCGATGTTAAGACCAAACGACTGAACACAAGAATCATACATCGACTTAGCAGCTCCACGAGCAACAATCAGATACTGCTTTAAGGTTAGTCGCTTCTTCTCAACTTTCTTGATGTAGTGACCGCCCTTAGAATTCTTATGTCTGACATAAACAGACCGTTCTGAAAAGTAATACCATCCAAACAACTGCTCTCCCCAAAGCTTGAATGAATCGAGCAACTCGAGATCCCGACCATCTGTCAGAGTAAGTTCGTTTTCGCAATACTTAATCCAACCTTCTACGGCTTTGTCATCGTAATAGTAACGAGGATCGCGGATCAGATCGTCAATTCGATTCATCTCCATTGAAATTTCTCGACATACTGGAATCTCTCCACGAATCACTCGTTCTCGAAACTGGCCGTAATACTTTGGCGTAGCAGTATTCGATAGCATTACTTATCCTTTCTGTTTCCCAAGAACTACCGGCCATGTAAGAGGACCGCACCAGCCATCCGGCTTAAGTCCGTGATCACGCTGGAACTTAAGAAGAGCAAACTCGGTATTTGCGCCGAAGTCTTTGTCAATCTTGATTGGCTGACCATCCGCTCCTTTGTAATCCTGGCCCTTCAGACAAATCTGAAGAGTCCCAACGTCCTCATTGTTATCGCCTTTGTGAATCTGTCTGAATTCCACTGTGTATACTCCTTCCTCTTCCGGAACGCTCTCATCAAGAAGAGCAGCTACGACATCTTTAAACTGTTTCCACGTCCAGTTCGGACCATCCCCAGGATTGTCGATGTAGGGCGATGGACAATGCTTGGTCGTAATCTCCCCATGCATCAACAGATTTGACATCGGAATGTTGTACTCCTGCATGATCCATGCTGCCAGATGTGCACAAGCCTTCTGAGTAGCCTCGGTAAAGTACCACTTGCCGTTCTTGCTATAGGTTGCACACTCGATTCCAATAGTGTTGGTGTTTCTGGCATCCGGATGAATGTAACGGAATCCAGAAGAAGCTCCTACATGCCACAGTTTGTCGGTTACCAGAGCAGCCTGGTAGCAAACTCCTGTTTTAGACACATAAAAATGGCCTCCATAGCCACCGCCATAGAGGTCTGGATTCTCGCCGTTCACACCAAGATAGTGTATTGCAAGATACCTATGAGAATTAGCATTGTGAGCCGGAACTTCACGAGCGTTCAAAGTCACTCTGCTAAGGATTGTTGGTTTCGTTACTGCCATTTTGATTTCTTCTTTCTTCGGTAAAGATGCCGCAGCCTTTGGAATGTAGTCCGTCGGCTTAACGTTTCGTAGATCATCATACTTTGTAAGGTTGTGCTTCCTGATGATGTTCATAACCGACTTTGGGTAGTTCGGATCTGTCGCATAGCCAAGTCCGGCGACGGTCTCAATTAGTTTTTGTGGATCGCTAATCTCGTGAAGAACAGCCGACCCGTACTTCGGCTCGCCACCAGAACCGTAGTTGCTACCCCAGGTCATGAAGCAAAGGAAGTCAGCAAAGGACTGTTCGACAGAGTCATACTTACGGAACGAATCGTCAATAGTAACCTTAACTCCGTTATAGACTTCTGGGGTTTTCTTCTCAAGAGACTTGCCAGGCCAAACTGACAACCCGCAATCGGTCCAAGACTTGCTAAGCAGCTCGACCTTAATGCCAACCATGTTGTTATAAGTCATGAGCGCCTCGATCTGCGGGTTGTCCCAGTAAGACCGAATACCGTAACCGTTCTCAAGACAGGACTGAGCGATTAAAACAGATGGTAGATACCCGTAGCGTTTGCAACAACGTCTGACTGGCTCTATGATCTGATCGAGATACTCTTGTTCTGTTGCGCAAACTTTCATTGATTACTCCTCCGGGTCTGCCAGTTCTACGCCGTTGACAAGATCGTCTTTGTACAGCACCGGTTCGAATTCTTCAGTGGAAGTAGCCTCCTCAATGAGAAGTTTCTCAGAATTCATAGCCTGGACTGCTGACTCGATGAGAATTGTAATCTGCTCTTCAGTGAGTTTGATTCCGAGTTTACTGAGTTCGCGGTTTACGAACTCCATAACGAGCTGGAACTTGTCTTCGCCCATACCATGACCGGAAACAGTCTGCTCGTAAGCCCTTACGGCATTGGCGATGATCTCTGCTGCCCATGAATACTGGCTCTCTTTAAGCTTTGTCTCAATGAACGGGACAATATACTTAATCGCCGTCTGGATGGCCCATGTGACCACCCCGCATGTAAGGGCAACAATCAAATCCATAACGATTTGGCTCATTTTGGTTTACTCCTCCTTTATTGGTAAATTGTCTAGTTCTTTTTTTAATCGTTCTGCGGTTCCGTTACCGCCACGAGCTCTGTACGGCTCATAGAGATACTTGTCAAAGTCAGCATACTCTTGTCTGGTTATGTATCCACGAGTAATGTAACGACCCGCTAAGTCGCAAATACTGTAGTAACCGATTCCAAGAATCAACTGCTGCTCTGCAGTATTTCTATTTTGACGATTCATTACGAATGCCCAGAAACCTGAAGACGCAAAGACGGCAACAATAACAGCAACAATTAAATCCCATGGTCCTTCCAAATCATTACCTCCTTTCTAGCGTTAAACGCCAATCTCGTAAGTAATGTTCAGACGCCACTCGAGTTCTTTGACGTTCTCCTTGATTGCTTCAGATACAGCAGAACTTGCTGGCGGATCGAACATCATTCGAACCTTGAACCCGACATAGGATTTGACGGCCTCCAGCATTGTAGAGTCTCCAATCAGATCACTCCAAACCGCTGTATCGTCGCTGATTGAAAAGCCTTCTTGTGGCCCTATACCGATCTGTCGAAGAGTCCCGATTACTGAATTAATGTGCATGATTAGCTCTTTATCGAAGTGTTCATGAACTGCTCCGCCGGCTATCATCTCTTTTACTGAGTTAAGAATACTGTCATCCATCCATAAGTTACCTCCATGGGCATGTGTCATTTGGTCGTCGGGTTACTGGGTCCTTAATCACCCCATCCCAACCGGTATAGTGGATAGCTTGATGGGTCTGCCACAAACAGGTAATTAGATTGTCTGGGTCTGTAAGCTTTCTGGAGTGATTGAGAATATCATCATAGGTGATAGGATCGATGTGATGGATTCTAAGATAGCGTTTAACCTTAATCTCACGCCCGTCAACACCCAAATCACAACCATTGTCACGTATGATGATGTCGTTTCTTAACCTTTTCCATTCGTCGGATCTGTAGAAGGTCTGGTTCAAATATCGCTCAGAACCAAATGTCTCCTCTCCAACTCGTCCTCCGATGAAAAGGTAGTCGAATCGTTCTTGAAACGTTGGCAGTTTGATGAGATCAGAGTATGTTTTAATAGTTGTCATAGTCTTCCTCATCTTCTTCCTCCTCGACGCCATTGTAGACACGAAAAGCAGCCAGTGCTTCCCTGTAGGCTTCTTCTGAGGTTCTCTGTGACGCAATGTTTTCGGTCTTAGCCGTCTCATAGTCCATCTTTGTACGCATTGCCTCCCGTTCCATGCGTTCACGAGATGATCCTAACTTCAAAAAATGAACCGTTTCGGCTGCAGTAGCCGTTCCATCGCGTATTCGTTGCTCGACAAGGTCGTACGCAAGGCTGATTAGTTCATTCTCGCGCTCTTCGACGGTAGTTGCCTTAGACCTTCTCCTTCTTTTAAGTGGTTTTGGTTCTCTTTTTGGCATGATTAGTTTTCCTTTTCTTTACTTTTACGGTACTTTAAACAGGCGCTGATCGATGAAACAGAATGAGCAACACGCACTATTGGGAGGAGAACCAGAAACCACTCAACAATATTGTTCATAAGAAAGGAGGTGTACCTGATCAGCGCCCCTGTAAAGTACCGTAGGGCCTCAAAAGTTCTCTAGAAAAGTTCCCCCGGAGAAAATATAAAG